TTGGCGATACCTTCCATTAAACTTGTTACCGCTGGTTCAACTGCCTCAGCGTCTCTACGGAGTCTTTCGGCTTGCTTGACTGCCGCGGGAGTTCTATCGGGTTCGGGCTTGACATCATCTGCCATAGCGGGGCGACCAGTCGAACCCTTATCTTCTCCACCACCGCCACCAGTAGCCCAATTTCCATGTTCTGATTGGTCGTGGTCTCCGTGTTTTTTAACTTCTCTTTCATATCGCTCCACCATTGCTTCCGCCCAAGCGAATCCAGCATCTCCGCCCCAAGCATCCCAAGAAACTCGACCACCGCTAGGAAAACCTTTTTCTCCACGGCTAAAGCCAAGCGCTTTTTTATCTACTTCATGTCGAGAGAAGAAAGATTTCATTCGCTTTAATGTGTCAATAGAAACGCTTTCGCCTCGCGCTAATTGACCTGCTCGAGTTCTGCCAGTTCTTGTAAATCCTCCGCCAGCAAGTCCATTATCAATCCATTCGATTGCTCGTTGCGCCGCGTCTCTTACTGCTTGTGGAGGAACATAACCATCTTCGGCTTTTCTAAAAGCATGAATTTGGCGCAGTCTCTCCTCTGCTTCATCTTTAGAATCATAACTTCCAAAGCGTCTAGTTCCCTCTTCGTTGTAAACAACCCATTTTCCATCTTCTTCTTGGATACGCTTTTCAACGGGTTCAATACGCATTTGATAACCATTGACTGTCAAGAAAGTTTTGATATTGCCTTCGGTTTCACCCGTGGCTTTAATAACATCTAAGACCGCTTCTGCTGGTAATCCGCCAAGGCTAGTCAGGTCTACATTGTCGATTGAATCAACAAGAATCTCGTATTTGTCCCAATTATCTTTAGGACGCTCCATCTTGCGCCGAGCCATCTCATTGAGGATGGTGTGATGAACTTCAATTTCAGCCGAGGTTGGAGAGGCTGATTTATGGACATTCTCATGAAGCGCGAGTAGTTTCTCAGCGCTTAGATGAATTAGTTTAGGAGCAATATCCGCCATGGATTAAGAATAGCGGATGGGATTACTACTCGGGTTTATTTCCTTGAAGGATGGTTTGTATTTCTTCCATGAGTACCGTTTCATCTTTTTCATCGGCGCCCGTATAGGAAGTAAAGGCAACTTTCTCAGACCATTTGGCGTAAGCCTCTTGGATAGCCTTTTGTGTCTCTCGTCTACTCATACTCTAATTATACCCCAGTTTAGTTCTTTTTGCTAGGCGCTGGTTTTTCACGGGCTGTTCCATCATAAATCAATCCATCGCCATCATGGTCAATAGGACCTTCTAAGAGTTTCTGACCTTCAGCGGTCAATGACTTTACATATTTTAATCTCAAGTCATACATCAAACTTTTGCCTGGCCATTCTGTTGCGCCTTTTGTGTATCCAATGTTTGCGAAATGAGCAGGTAAAGGAAAGTTATCTGTTTTCATATCTTTAACAGATTCCCAAGCAGGGTACTTATTACCGCTCTCATCAGAAAAGTTTGGTTGATAGCCGTCAGTTGCTCTGCTCATTAAAGCATCAAACTCTGCCCTTGCTGGAGTGCCTCTTTCGAACCCATCTACATATTCAACATTGTTAGCAATCGTTTGTAGATTATCAGCAACTCGGTCAGGCTTCCAGTCATAACCTGCTCGCGCCCAATGGCGAGCGCCATCCCATGCTGTACCAACTTCAATGTAACCCAAACCTCGAGCGGTATACCAAGCCTCAGATTGTTCAATAATTGCTTTGCCAAAACCAGTACCTTGAAAAGCGGGGTCAGGAATTGCTAGGACTTCATGCTCAACATTCCACACGCCATCTTTTTGAAAGAAGCGCCGAGAGATTTCGCCTACCATGTTGCCATTTTCATCAACAATATCTCCACGGACATAAATGCTATTGCCATCTCGAAATACCTGACCGATATTTGTACTAAGGGTTATTTCTTGTCCTTCAGAATTTGTTCCAGTATGGGTGACTCCATAAACTTCTTCAAAATATGGAAGCAACTCTTCAGGGTCTTGGCGACCTACATCCCCTGAATTGACCCTTTCATATTCATTCAAAGTATCCCGTTGAGATTCAATATATTCATCAATCATTTCTCGTTGAACATTTTCGTAGATAGTTGCTTTTTCTTGTTCAGTATATTCATGATTAGGAAATTCTCTTTGTAAACTTTCAAGACGCTCTTGTACTTTTGAGTCAATTCCTTGAGTCGCATCAGCATAAAGGTCACTATCATTTTCCACAGTTAGCCTTAATTGCTCATCGCTATATTCTGTGTCATCTTTCAAGACATTATCTAAGTCCTCTAAAGATGGACCAAGACCACGCATTGCTTCTATGCGACTAATTTCATCTTCAGTAAATCCTCTAGCCCAGTTACCATGCTCCGATTGGTCATGCTCACCGTGTTTGATTACTGGTTTTAATCCATAGTCAAAATAGATTACTTTGAATCTTTCTTGCCTTTTCCTAACTTCTCCCAAATCTCTTTGGCGTAAGCGTCTATCTGTTCGTCTGTCATATTTGACAAATCGGGCAGTTTGACCGCTTCGAGTTTTTTCGATGCCACCTGTACCTCCTGTCTGTATCTCTTTTAAGTTCGCTACATCCCATATTGAGATTTGGTCGCGTGACTGACCCCGAGAGATAGCCTCCCCCTCGTCCTCAATGTTTTCTGATACATCGAGGTAAACCTGTCCATCATCTGTATTATGCCATAAACCGAGGTAGTTATTCGAATTATTGAACTCGGCTTTGTGTTGTTTCATGTAGGAAGAAAGAATCTCAGCGCCTTTAGCCTCATCAAAAAAATCGTCAGCCTTGACTATCGCGGCAAACTTCTTGCCTTTGGCGACCATAAAGCCCTTAGTAGGCTCAGAACCGTCTTTCAGGCTTACTGAGAGACCGCCATTCTCTTTAACCCTCTCAAGGGTTGAGCGGACAATCTCAGGGGCTACCTCGACCCCGTGCGCCCATGAGCCATGGCTTGACTGGTCATGGTCACCATGTTTTTTTACATCTTTGGCTCGAGTAATTTCAATGCCATCTAGCGTGTCAGTTAGGAATTTACTCATTTGTCCATCCTTTGAAAGACCGCAACTCGAGCCTCAGTTCCAACATCTGTCTTATATCCAAGAAACTTTAGAGGTGTATTCCGAGGAAGTAAAACTTCTTTCTCATCATCAGCAACCGTGCTTGTATCTTGAACGGCTGTTCTGTACATATCTACTGCTAGACCTTTACCCGACTTTGACTCGTTAGGCAAGATAACAGCAACCGTATCTTGACTGGGGCTAATACCACCCATCCAACTACGAGCAGATGATTGTGCTTCATGTGTTATATCAATACGAGTTGTGGACAAAAAACCTTTATCTTGAAATATGTCACCTTCATTTATTTGAGACAAAACATTATCGGAAAACACACGATACAGATTTTTGTCACCAAAGATTTTCTGTGGCATACCTTTTTCATCGGTATACAATTCAGGGGCTTCAGAAATAAGTTTATCCAAGGCTTCAACATCTTTTTGAGTTCTTTCTGCCATGGGGGTTTTACCACTATTTACTCTTTCAAGAAGTTCGGCACCATGCTTGGTTGCGTATGTATAAACAGCATCTTCTAATTCCGATTCGGTAAGTTCAGCGCCAACTTCGTTATTCTCGCTGTACTCATCTATTGCCCTTAAATAAAGACTTTCATCATTTTCAATAATTGATTTTGCTTCAGCGGGGTCTAATTCTGTTTTTTTATCTCCGCCACGAAGATACTCGTTGATTCTTTTGTATCCATTTTGTGAATAATCATCTATGGCATCATGCTCTTCCTTTGATACACCAACCATATTTCCAGCGTTATCTACGCCATATCGTTCGTTATAGGCATTGCCAGCGTTTTCGCCCTGAGTTTCTTCATCAAAGTTTCCTGAAGCCCAGTTGCCGTGGGAACTTTGGTCATGCTCACCGTGTTTGAAAACTGGCTTATAGCCAACAGGCAATGCGATTGTGATACTCATTAACGACGCCTATCGGGTGGAATGATTACCATGGTACAGCGACAGTTAGGATGAACTCTGCCTGGGGTCTCATGACCGCTAGAGAATGTTTCGTTCCAAGGAACTATCTCGCCATCTAGTTCTAAACAGATAGGGCAGGTGCGTTCATCTTGAGCAATAACCCACATCTTCTGTGCTTCAACATCTACATAACCTTGTTCCGCCGCTTGGTTCCATCCCTCTTGGCGTCCCTCATTCTGAGCAATCTGAATCTCTGTACGAGCAATCATTGTGGCTCTTTTACTCTTAAGTGAATCGGCATAACGGGTAGCGCGTTCCATTGCGCGAGCGCGAGCGGTTGCTTCTTTAATACCGCTTCTAACTAAACGGTCAAATTCTTTCTTCTCAAAGTTTGTGACCGCTTTTGCCCATTGAGGGTGTAGCCCGACTACATTCTTTATCCGTCGGGCTGTTGCTCTGTAATCTAATTGCTCATTAAAGGCATCAATGATTGCTTGACGAACGGAGTTGCGGGTAAGAGCATCAATCGAAGTAATCAATTCTCCAGCACGGCGTTGGGCAAAGGCTAGAGAGTTTGGGTTTGTCTTATTGAATGACATAGTAAATTCAACTTTAGGTGGCTTGGGTTGCGCCCATGCAGGAAGTTTTGTGAACTCCATATTAGCCATCGCTGGTTTGTTATCTATCTTTACCTTTGACGGCAAGAAGGCTGGCAATGCCAATTTAGGAGCAATGCTTTGAATCTGCTCAATCGCCTCTTTTCCGCCAAGGTCAATAGAAGTTAAAAGAGTTTGTTGAATTTTCTTTTGATTGGCAATGGTGATTGTTTCAAGCAAACGCTCTAGGGTTGCTGGGTCCATGTTGCGAAGCAGACTCTCGAGTTGCTTCATAGAAATTTTATCCGTGGCTCGCTGAATTGATTCGTACAAAGTGCGAGCAAGGGCTTGCTCTTGAGGTGTTAGAGGGACTCGCTTATTTCGCGCCTTAGCAAAATGAATTGCCATCTCTAACCAACTTCAGGAAGTTTCGGAGCCTCAGTTTGAGTAGGAGCAGGTGGCAATTCTTCTTCGCCCGATGTTGCAGGTTCTTCAGGCATAGGAGGAATTCCTTCACCTTCAGGCATAGGAGGCATACCAAAATTCTGTCCATCGTGTTCGGCAGGTGGTAGACCAGCCAAGTCGCGTAGATATTCTTCCAACTTAGGGTCAGGAACAATAGCGCCAGTTTGTACTAAGCCACCGACGAATCCAGCAATCTCATTCAAATCAACATGGCTTACTTCACCGTATGTTAGATAAGGAGCGCGAGAAACATCCATGCCGTTAAGTTTTAATAGGCGTGGGATAGCGTGTTGATTTATTACTTCAGCAATGTTCTTAGCGATTGAATCAACTGACATTGACCATAAATCCATCTTGGAAGTTCCAAGCGCATAAGAGCCAACGCGGTCAGAGCCAAGAAGAATAAAGTCAGAAAGGATTGACATGGCAATTCTTTGGTCATAGCGCTGGATAATTTTGTCTGTATCAAACTGACGGGAACCGCCTGA